GGCATCCTCGACCGGCTAAACGAGCAGCGGTACAAGGTCCGAGGGGTCAATTTCGGCTGGAAAGCCAAGAATCCGGTCGTCTACATGAACAAACGGGCCGAATTGTGGGGTTTGATGAAGGATTGGCTCAAAAATGCGTCAATTCCGACCGACAGACGGCTAAAATCGGACTTTACGGGGCCGCACCAGAAGCTGAATTCGTCCGGGGCCATCCAATTGGAGGCCAAAAAGGACATGCGGGCGCGTGGATTGGCCTCTCCAGACGCTGCGGATGCTATTGCGGTAACATTCGCGTATCCTGTAGCGTCTAGGCAGGCTACAGTCAAGGGTGCGCGGCGTGCGTATTCTGGACAAGTGGTCAATAGTTGGATGGGCAGTTGATGCACAAAGACCTGTTATCGGTCGCCCGTAAACGTCTGATGATGGCGATCTCGGCTCTGTCCGAGAGCCGCGAAGATCAGATGGATGACCTGCGCTTTGCCGCCGGCTCGCCCGACAATCAGTGGCAGTGGCCGGCTGACGTACTACAGACACGCGGGTCGATCCAGGGGCAGACGATCAACGCGCGCCCGTGCCTGACGATCAACAAGCTCCCCCAGCACATCAAGCAGGTCACCAATGACCAGCGTCAAAACCGCCCAGCGGGCAAAGTCATTCCTGTGGACGACGCCGCCGACATCGAAATGGCGGAAATACTGGACGGCATCGTCCGGCATATTGAGTACATGTCAGACGCCGATGTGGCCTACGACACCGCGTGCGAGAACCAGGTCACCTACGGGGAGGGGTACGTCCGCATCCTGACCGAGTACTGCGACGACAACACGTTCGATCAGGACATCCGCATCGCGCGCGTCCGCAACTCGTTCAGCGTGTACATGGACCCTACGGTTCAGGATCCGTGCGGGTCGGACGCCAAGTGGTGTTTCATCACGCAGGATGTGTTGAAGGACGACTTTGAGCGCATGTACCCGAAAGCGGCGCCCGTGTCGTCAATCCAGCAGGTAGGCATCGGGGATCAGTCTCTGAGCCAGTGGATTACGGAATCCACCGTCCGCATTGCGGAATACTTCTACATCGAGCAGGACAGCGAAACCCTGCACCAGTACCCCAACGGCGAGACGGCGTTCAAGGGATCGCCCGAAGCCAAGCAGATGGAAATGATGGGGATGACGCCTGTGCGGTCGCGCGAAGCGGACCGGCGCAAGGTGAAGTGGTGCAAGATTAACGGTTTTGAGGTGCTGGAGGAGAGCGACTGGGCGGGCAAGTGGATTCCCGTCGTGCGCGTGGTCGGCAACGAGTTTGAGGTCGATGGGCGCATTTACGTCAGCGGGCTGGTGCGAAACGCCAAGGACGCCCAGCGGATGTACAACTACTGGGTCAGCCAGGAAGCGGAAATGCTCGCGCTGGCGCCCAAAGCGCCGTTTATCGGCTACGGCGGGCAGTTTGAAGGGTACGAACACCAGTGGAAGACCGCCAATACGACCAACTGGCCGTATCTGGAGGTCAACCCGGACGTAACGGACGGCCAAGGCGCGGTGCTGCCGCTACCGGCGCGCTCGCAGCCTCCGATGGCCTCGTCTGGTCTGCTGAACGCGAAAGCAGGCGCCTCAGACGACATCAAATCGACCACCGGGCAGTACGACTCCTCGCTCGGGGCGACCAGCAACGAACGCTCGGGCAAAGCCATTTTGGCCCGCGAAAGACAGACGGACACGGGCACTTATCACTATGTGGATAACCTGGCCCGCGCCGTGCGCTATGTCACCCGTCAGATTGTGGATCTCATCCCGAAAATCTACGACACCCAGCGGGTGGCACGAATTGTCGGTCTTGATGGCGAGACAAGCGCCGTGCAGATCGACCCGTCTCAGCCGGTTCCGGTACGCCGAATACAGGACGAAAATGGCATCTTGATTGCCAAGATATACAACCCCGGCGTGGGTAAGTACGATGTTAGGGTCACTACCGGCCCGTCGTACATGACCAAGCGGCAGGAAGCCCTTGAGAGCATGGGCAACCTGTTGCAGGGCAATCCCGAACTGTGGGCTATTGCTGGCGACCTGTTCGTCAAGCACATGGACTGGCCTGGAGCGCAGGAGCTATCTCAACGCCTCGCCAAGACTATTGATCCTAAACTTACCGAGGACAATGACAAGTCGCCTGCGCTCCAGGCCGCTGAACAGCAGATGCAGGCGATGTCGCAGGAACTTGACCAGATGCACCAGATGCTCAAGGGCGTGCAGCAGTCGATGGAAGCCCAGGAACTGGAGATCAAGAAGTACGACGCCGAGACGAAGCGCATCAGCGCCACGCAGGCGGGCATGACCGAGGATCAGATTCAGGACATCATACGCGGCACACTGGCGGCGGCTATCGAGACCGGGGATTTGATTAGCGGCGACATGAACCGAGGCGAGGCGCTTTTATAAGAGTGGCTGCTGAACAGGTTAAAATTAAGCTGTTTAGAACGGTCTAACGTGAGCATTGAGGGTTTTCTATGAGCGGTGTCAAGATCAGCGATTTGCCGGATGGCACCGCAGCGGTAGGTACTGACCAGATCCCTATTGCTCGCACGGGCGTCACTTACCGCGTCCCAGCGTCCAGCTTAGGGGGCGGTGGCGTAACAGGCCCAACCGGGCCTACCGGCCCTGGCGGCGGCGCTACAGGCCCCACAGGCCCCACAGGCCCCACAGGACCGACTGGCGCTACCGGCCCGACTGGACCCACGGGCGCTGCTTCTACGGTCACTGGCCCTACAGGACCGGGTGGCGCTGATGGCCCGACTGGCCCGACTGGCCCGACTGGCCCGACTGGCCCGACTGGCCCGACTGGCCCCACGGGGCCGACTGGCGCTGCATCTACCGTTACCGGCCCTACCGGACCCACTGGCCCGGCGGGCGGCGCGACCAACACGATTCTGACGCTTCCCATTGAGAGCGCGCTGTTTCCGACTTCCAACTACGCGCAGTTCGCCAGCTTCATGGGAACGAACTTCCCGATCAACACGCTGGCGTTTGACACGGGCACTTCGGAAACGGTGTACTTCCGGCTTATTGCGCGCAACTATGCGAGCGGCAACTTGACCGTTCGTATCCGCTGGTATGCCGATACGGCAACCTCTGGCGGAGTGGTGTGGGGGGCGTCCATCGCTGCGGTATCGGCTGGCGATGCCACCAACATGGAGACCAAGGCATTTGCTACGGAGCAGTTGAGCGCAACTTCAACGGCGTCTGCTACGACTCACGGCCCGGTTGAGGCTACGGTTACGGTGTCCAATTTGGACTCTCTGGCAACGATGGATGACTTGACCCTTCGTATCGCCCGCAAGACCGCCGAAGCTGGAGACACTATGGCGGGGGATGCTCTGGTGATGTTTGTCATTGTCGAATACCTGGCCGCTTAAACATGTCTCGCTTGTTCTCAAGCTTGCAGCGGCTAGAGCGAACTAGCGCGGTAGTTACGGGTTATCCGTACACGATGGCCTGCTGGGTCTATGACGACGGCACATCTACGTCATTCCCGTTTTTAATGAATTGCTCGACCAGTGGGACAACCGCCTCCGGCACCAGAATTCCGCTGTTTTTGGATAACACTGGAAAAGTTGGAACGATAAACGACACCTACACTTCCACAACTAGGCCAGTAAATACTTGGTTTCATGCGTGCGCTGTCGAGGCTAGCGCAACCAGCCACGCCGCATTTCTAAACGGCGGGGGCAAAGGGACAAAAACAACCAGTTTTACATTCCCTTCCGGCATGAACCGCACGACCATCAACGCATGGAATGCGGGAGTAAACGCCGGCATCGCTGGCAACATCGCGCACGCTACGATCTGGAACGTCGCATTGGCGGATGCTGAAGTGCTGGAGCTTGCTGGAGGGCTGATTCCGACTCGGATTCGACCTCAGTCCATCATCGCTTACTGGGCCTGTGATGGCCGTGACGCGGGGGAACTTGATCCTTACGGTCGGAACGATATGACCAACTACAGCAGCACAGTCAACGCCAATGTCCCGCGAATCTCCCAGGCATCGTTCATCGCATGAAAATCGTCGTCTACGCGATCTGCAAAAACGAAGCGCAGTTTGTCGCTCGGTTCTGCCAAGCGGCGAAAGACGCCGATGAGATCGTGGTTTGTGATACCGGCAGCACGGATGACACGGTAGCCCTGCTGAAAGCGCATGGCGCGACGGTTCATCACATTCATATTTCCCCGTGGCGATTCGACGACGCCCGCAACGCCGCGTTGGCGTTGGTGGACGCCGACATCTGCGTCAGTCTGGATCTGGACGAGATCCTGCAACCGGGTTGGCGGGAAGATGTCGAGAAGGCATGGGCCGCCGGTACTACGCGCCTGCGGTATCTGTTTGACTGGGGTCACGGGATCACCTTCTACTCGGAGAAGATCCACGCTAGGTCGGGTTACCGGTGGCACCACCCCTGCCATGAGCGGATCGTCCCTGATCGCCTGACTGAGGTCTGGCAGGACATTCACAAGCTGCTGGTGGTCCACAAGCCTGACGAAACCAAGTCTCGCGGCCAGTATCTCGACCTGCTGCGTATCAGTATCGAGGAAGACCCGCACTGCGACCGCAATGCGTTCTACTACGCCAGGGAGCTTTTCTTTGCGGGGCAGCCGGACGAGGCCATCAAGCAAGTCAAACGGTACTTGGCGCTCCCCCGTGCTACATGGCGGCAGGAGCGCGCCTACGGGATGCGAATCATAGGCAAAGCCTACGCTGCCAAGAATGACCGTCAATCGGCCATTGAATGGTTTCGCAAGGCGTGCGCGGAGTCGCCTGAATACCGCGAACCGTGGTGCGACTTAGCGGAAGAAGCCTATGTGCAATCTCGCTGGCCGGAGTGCTACGGCGCCGCGCTAACGGCGCTGACGATCACGCACCGCGAATGGGTCTACATGGCCGACCCCGAAGTGTGGGGCGCCAAGCCGTATGACCTGGCCTCGATCGCCGCGTGGAACATGAGCCAGCCTAAATTAGCCGAGCAATACGCCAAACAGGCGCTGGCTCACGCGCCGCACGATCCAAGATTGAAAGCCAACCTGGAGCTTATGGCCGCATGAAAGACCCGCTCTCCTTAATCAAGGCCGGGGTGTTTATCCTTGCGCTGGCCGCGTTTCTGTTCCTTGCTAAGGCGAATGCACAGATTAGAGTTAACGTGGGCGGCCCTGCGGTTACGCAGCCTGCCGGTGTGGTGTGGGCAGCGGACACGTTTAACCTCGGGCAACCAGAAGGGGGCGCTACTGTTTCTACGGTCAAGGGAACGGACTCCCCACAGGTCTTCAAGACCGCTCGTTGGTACGAAACGACTGCTACCTACGCCTTCACTGTTGAGGAAGGCAAGACCTACACCGTGCGGTTGCATAGCGCAGATACTTGGCCGAATACGCAAAGGGTAGGTGCTCGGGTTTGGTCTGCCTCTGTCAACGGGCAGGTCAGAGGGCCGATTGATGTCTTCGCCCGCGTGGGCGCGAACGCTGCCCATGTCGAGCAGTGGACGGGCATCAAGCCCGTTGCTGGCAAGGTCAGTATTGTCCTGAGCAAAGGCGCTGCGGATAATCCGCTGATGTCTGCTATTGAGATCCTTCCTGAAACTGCGGCCACTACGGACCTCAAAGTCCAATGGGA